TTCTTCTTCTTCTTCTTTAATATAATAAAATCAAATAGATAAGAGAGAGAAAGGAGTGGACGGTAGGCTGGACAAAGGGGTGGACAGGGGCGGACGGTAGTGGACAGAGGATATTTGTCAGTATCTTGGCGGTTGTGGTGACGCTCCCTGCCGTCTCTGCTTGCCACCCAAGCCCACCCCATGCCAATATCACCAAGCGCGGCAGGGCGGCAGCCCGTGGAGTTCCTCCCCTCCACAGCCGCGCGCCTTAACCCAGGGAGACGGGAGGACAGGATGGGTTCACATTTCAGAACCGGATGCATTGATGAAGCGATTGATCTGGTGAAGCGTCATCACTACAGCCGCCGCGCGCCATCAAACATTCAGTTCATCGGCACATTGCATGACGAAGGCGGATTATTTGGTGACTACGGGAAAGCGGTAGCGGCGGTCTTCTTCTGCATCCCGCCGACACGATGGTCAGAAGATGTCTTGGAATTGTCGCGGCTGGTGCGGGCGGATCAACGCGTTCCCCTTTCGCAACTGATCGCCTTGGCCTGCCGCCGCCTGAAGGTAATGGGTGCGGACCTTCTGGTGTCATTCGCAGACAAGACCCAAGGTCATCACGGCGGAATCTATCAGGCTGCATCATGGAACTATGCTGGGGCGCGTGATCGAAGTTGTGATGGGGTTATGCTGAATGGCGTCTTTGTTCCGGGCCGGTCGTGCAACAGTCAGTGGGGAACGCGAAGCCCGCAGAAGTTGGCGATCCTTCTGAAGCAAGACGTTCAGCCGCACTACGACGAAGACAAGCATCTTTACTGGCGCGCATTGGGGCCACGTGGAGAAGCTAAAGCGAAGCGGCTGGGGCTTGAATCCTTGCCATATCCTAAACCAACATCAGCACAGGAAACCGTAGCATGACCGACCACGAACGCGACACACGAGACCTCGCTTGGCTGGAGTTATCCGACGCTGGCAACAGCGCAGGCAAGATCGCCCGGTTCTACGGCGCAACCCCGGAAGCCGTGCGGGTCGTGCTGAATCGGATCAAGCGCGACCTGGCGCGGAGTGAGGTAGCATGATCGAATACCACACCGTCTGCATCCGCCCCGTGATGCCGCCCAAGCCCCTGTCCAGCACCTACCGCGAAAAGCTGATTGCGCGGTTCGGGCGCGTCCCGACATACCAGGAACTGGCCAAGCTTGAACGCGCAACCCACCGCATGATCCTTGATGTTTACCAACCGCAGATGGCGCTGGATAAATCCTTGGATGCTAGGCGCGAGCGCACCAAGGAAACCATCGGCCAGCTTGTCGCCGCTCTGACCCGCCCAATGACCAACCAGGACCTTGCCACGGCCACCGGAATCCCCTTGTCTACCGTTGCCCACCTGATGCTGCGGGCACTGGACGAAGGCGCGGTCAAGCGGGAAAGGATTCAGCGCGTCTACATCTGGGAGCGGGCGGATGCGCCTGTCGCTGTGGTGACACCAAAACCAGCCGGACCCGACGCCATACCCGTCCCCGTGCGGGGCGTGACCTTCGAAAGCTTGCGCACCTGTGCCAAGCACTTCGGCATTTCGGTGCAGGCAGTTCACGATGCCGTCAAGCGCGGTCGGCAGGATTTCATCGGGTTGAGGAAGCGGAAATGAGCGAAGAATCATGGGGGCCGTGGATCGACGGAACCGTTCCGCCGCCTGTCGGGGCATATGTCCAGATGGACTGTGTTGACCTGAAAGGTAGGGGCGACATGACGCACGAATGCGTCGTGATGGGATTTAAGGGTGAGCAGGTAATCATCTCGCCGACGTTGCCTGCCAAAAGGTGCTGGCAGCTGGACCAATACCGCATTCGCCGCCCCAAGGGCCTGACCATCCTGGAAGGCTTGCTGGAAAACCTGCCGGAGGATGTGGACGCATGAAACACCCTGACTGCCGGGCAGGCAGCGGTCATGCGGATGGAGCCGGGCTAGTCACCCCATCGCCGCAACGCCGGGCAAGCCGTTAGCTTCGGCGGTGAGGCCCGGCAACTTGAAACAAAACCTGACTTGGGATATATCTTCTGATCATGGCCAACCCGAACCCCAGTCCTGAAACGCGCTTCACGTCCAGCGGGAATCCGGCTGGCAAGACCGCCAAGCAGCGCCAAGATGAAGTCAAGGCGTCCGAGATTGCGGCCAGCCTTCGCCTGCGGGCACTTATCCGAATGCAGGAAAGGCTTGACAATGGGGAAATTGATGCGGACGAAATTGTGAACAGCGACGCCCTGCGGCTGTTCAAAGACTCCGAAGACCGCGCCCACGGAACGCCGCGCCAGTCGGTGGAGCATTCCGGCCAAGGCGAGAACGGCGAGATCGTCTTCAAGACCGTTTACCACACCAAGGATGGTTGAATACGTCTACAACGTCCGCTGGTATCAGCAGGCTTTCCACCGCGCCTTGGTCGAACGCACGCACGACCGCCTGATTGCGATATGGCACCGCCGCGCTGGAAAAGACGACGTGCTGCTGGACGCCATGCGGACGCTGGCACTGAAAGACCCAGGCACCTACTGGCACTGCTTTCCCGAACAGAAGCAGGCGCGCAAGGCCATCTGGAACGGCGTAAACGGCAACACCGGCAAGCGCCGCATCTTCGAGGCGTTCCCGCAGGCCATCATCAAGCGGATGCAGGACGATGACATGTTCATCGAGCTGAAGAACGGGGCCACGTTCCAGCTGATCGGCTCAGACCGCTACGACAGCACCGTGGGTTCAGGCCCCAAAGGCATCGGCTATTCCGAGTGGGCGCTGTCCAACCCCGCAGCCTGGGCCTATCACCAGCCCATGATCCGCGAGACGAAAGGCTTCGCCGCGTTCATTACCACGCCACGGGGCAGGAACCACGCCAAGACGATGTTTGACAACGCCACCGGCCCGAACTGGTTCCGTGAGCTTCTGAGTGTTGAGGACACGGGCGCATTGTCGGCAGACGACCGGGCTGAGGCGCTGGCGGAATACGTGGGCCTCTACGGCGAGGACATGGGCTATTCGCTCTACAACCAGGAATACCTCTGCGACTTCAACGCCGCCATCCTCGGCGCGTTCTATGCCCGCGAAATGCTGGCAATCCGCAATGAAGGGCGCATTGACGCCACGCTTGAGGCGCTGCCTGACAGGCCCGTGCATCGCGCTTGGGACATCGGGGTCAGGGACGATACCTCAATCTGGTGGTTTCAGGTGGTCGGCGGCCAAGTGTTTATCCTCGATTGCTACAGCACCAACGGCGTCGGGATTGACCACTATGCCGAGGTCTGCGAACAGCGCGCGGCTGAGAACGGCTGGATCAGCGGGACGGACTTTGTGCCGCATGACGCCAAGGTCAAAGAGTGGGGCACGGGCCGGACGCGGGTAGAGACGATGCAAGGCTTCGGCCTGAAGCCCCAGCTGGTGCCAATGGCGGGGCTGCTGGACGGCATCAACGCGGTGCGGAGGACGCTGCCGCTGTGCGTGTTTCACCCCCGCGCCGAGGCAGGCCTTGCGGCGCTGGAGCAATACCGGCGCGAGTGGGACGACGACAAGAAGACGTTCAAGGCGAACCCGCTGCATGACTTCACGTCACACCTTGCCGACGCCTTCCGCTATCTGGCGATGGCATGGCGCACCATTCCGCCCGCGCTGATCCTGCCCGAAAAGCCCGTGCTGCGGACGTTGGACGACATGGTGGCCGCGCCGTTGCGCCCGGTAAGGCGAAGATAGGTGTTGACAGCAAGCCGATGGCGTGTTAAATGGCGGCTGCGCAGTAGTGAAATGGTATCATGGAAGGCTCATACCCTTCCGTTCTGGGTTCAAGTCCCAGCGGCGCAACCAAAATCCACAACCTTGACCCCTTGCCCCCCTTGCGGTATCGTGCCGCAAACCGTCAGGGGCAGTCTATGACCGAGCCAGAACCCGCAGACACCCTTGAGGCGCAGGACGACCCCAAGTCGTCCGACATTCTGCTTGCCGCGATCAAGACCGCCGAAAAGGGATTTGCGTCCTACAACCAACTGGCGCAGAAGGTTGACGACCTCTACAGCCTGCAGGGTCAGGACATCTTCGCGGATGACCAGGGACAGGACTTCCAGCTATTCTGGAGCAGCCTTGAAATCCTGAAGCCTTCGATCTACTCGCGCCCGCCGATCCCGGTTGTGGCCCCGAAGTTCAAGGACCGAGACCCCGTCATCAGCGTGGCGTCACAGATGCTGGAGCGGGCACTGATCAGTGCCTTTGACGCCAGCGAAATTGACGAGGTTATGCTGGAAACCCGCGACGATCTGGCGGTGAATAATCGCGGGGTGCAATGGCTGTCCTATGAGGACGAGGACGGGCAGAAGGTCTGCATTGAACACCTCGACCGCACGGACTTCCTGCACGAGCCTGCCCGCAAATGGGCCGATGTGGGCTGGGTGGCCCGTCGCGCATGGATGACGCGGCTGGAAATGCAGGACCGCTTCGGCGGCACGGCATGGGAAAGCGCCAACTTCATGGTCCGGCATGATGACCGCAACATGGGGTCAGCCGACAACAGCGAAAAGGCGGGCGTGTGGGAGGTCTGGTCCAAGACTGACAACCGCGTGTATTGGGTCACGGATGGCGTTCCGACGATCCTTGACCACGACGAGCCGCACTTGCAGCTTTCGCGGTTCTACCCATGCCCACGGCCCGCCTATGGCACCCGGCGCAGGCGGTCCCTTGTGCCGATCCCGGACTATGTGCGCTATGGCAACACGCTGGATCAGATCAGCGAGTTGACGACGCGGGTTTATGACCTGCTGAAGGAAGTCCGGCTGAAAGGGTTCTTTCCGGCTGGTGGCGACATCGGGCAGGCGGTGGAAACGGCCATTGCGGACCAAAGCA